TACCGCAGCAGGGATGCCGTTGACCTCCCCAGAAGAAGCGGACGCTTGGAGGGGATCGCGCAAAGGGATCGGCGGTAGACCATCGACGCTCCAGCGGATGACTGCGATCCAGCAGCAACCAGCACCAGAACTCGCAGGGGGACCGTACAGACCTCCCGAAGCGTCTGCCGCAATCAACGCAGCACTTGCGACAGAAGACTCCCCGCAGGGAGCTTATGAGCGACAGAAGAAAATCGAGCGAGCCGCTTATGATCTAGCAGTTGAAGCGTTGCAATCTCGGTCCCTAGATGCTGGCCGCATGGTCTCGGTACACGCTACAGCCGCGAAGAATCTTATCTCGTCCCGCGATGATGTACTGGCTCAGTCTGAGAAAGAGAGAACGCTGGTCTCCGGTGCATGGGTTAAAAAGGCAATGCAGGAACACGATGGAGCAGTGTCCCAACTGCTGAAGTCTATGCCTAAGCAACTATCCGGTCGCATTGCTCCGCATGATCCTGAACACGCCGAGCGAGAACTAGAGCGTTGGGTTCAAGAAGTATGTCTCAAAACTCTGCATCAAACGGACCCGTGGAAATCTTAAACTGCCAGAAGCCAGCCGGTATCGAATCGCTTCGCCAGAACCGAATCGCGATCAAAGCGATAGAGCGTCAAACTGGCTTGGAGTTCTTGTCGATATCAGACCAAGAGCCTTCCCGCATTGATGGCTTTATCTTCGATCCGTTCAAAGGAATCATCACGGGAATCTATGAGGTCAAAACTCGCAGCTACGGTCTCCACAAGCTCCAGACCACATTTGGAAACGAATGGATGATCTCTTGGTCTAAGATCCAAGCGGCTCTTGAGGTTACCAGACGCACAAAGCTTCCGTTTTACGGAGTGCTCCATTTATTGGACGACAACATTGTTCTGATGGTTGAGATCTTCAACCGCAATGCGTCTTGGGCTGCAAACCATAAGGTGGAAGATCGTCTTGTTAATGGGATCAAAGACCGAATGGCGTTAATCAATATGGCTACCGCTATGCAATATAAGATGAACCAACTCTTCTGATGACAGACCTAGAGCTTGAAATCCTAGAGTTCCGCAGACAACTCTGGCGACCGACTCCACGGCAATCTGTTGTCGAGTGGGCTGAGAGCAATCTGACTCTAAGCCAAAGACAGACCGAGCATCCCGGTCCATTCTCCACGGCTGTAAGACCATATTGCAGGGAGCCGCTTGAGAGTTGGAAAGATCCGGCGGTCTCCGAGGTCACGTTGTGCTGGGGATCTCAGACCAGCAAAACGACGACGCTGATGGCCGGTCTTGCTTGGTCCATCGACGTAGAACCGTCTCCCGCGTTGTGGCTTATGCCGTCTGAGAATCTGGCTCGTAGCTTCAGCAAGTCGCGCTGGTTGCCAATGCTGGAAGACTCACCGGCAATGATTGCGCGGTTCCCTACTGATAAAGACCAGATCACCAATCTTGAGCAGCAATTCGACCGATGCACTTTGACTTTTGTGGGGAGCAACTCACCGGCAAATCTAGCTTCCCGTCCCGTCAGAATCCTAGTTGCAGATGAGGTAGACAAGTTTGCTGATGCTACGGCTAAAGAAGCTGACGCTCTGGATCTTGCCGAGCAGCGACTCAAAGCGTTCTCCAGTTCAAAAGCGTTCTTTACTAGCACTCCCACAACCTCGGAGGGAAGAATCTGGCAGCGATATCTGAGAGGGGACCAGCGGAGGTATTACATTCCCTGCCCATACTGCCGCGAGCATATCAAGTTGGAGTGGCGACAAGTCACTTGGGAAAACGAGAAGCTAGAAGACGGACGACCCGACTGGCAGCGCATCCGTACCACAGCGCACTACGTCTGCCAATTGTGTCAGGGGAAGATATCTGACAGCCAAAAGGTTGCAGGGTTACGCCATGGCAAATGGATCTCGGAGAATAAAGCCAGTCTCCCGAGCGTAAGGTCTTACCACTTGTCGTCTTTGTATTCCCCAGACCGCAAATGCACTTGGGGAAATCTTGCCGTAGCCTTCTTGGAAGCCAAAAGCTCAATGATGGGATTGCAGGGATTTATCAACGGTATGTTAGCGGAACCGTGGGAGAATCAGGAGACTCAACAGGACAGAGTCGAGATTGTTTCTGATGCGGGAATCCCTGAAGCTAGACGCTATCTTACGGCTGACGTACAAGCTGCCGCTCCGTTCTTGTGGTGGGTCTGCCGAGAATGGAGCAAAGGTAACTCCCGACTTGTTGGAGCCGGTCACGCTGATGATTTTGCCGCTCTCCGTAGGATACAACTCCAATACAACGTCCATGACATGGATGTTGGGCTTGATTCCGGCTATAACACGCAAGCGGTGTATGATGCTTGCTCTGAGTTCTCGCAGAGCAGCGGAAGCCCGATAAACTATCCATGCGGTCTGCGGTATCCACCAGAGGGAGGTCTCCGAAAGCCTATGCTGATCGGCTGGATGCCGCTCAAAGGCCGAGAGACTGGAGCTAGATTTACCAGCAAGACCGGCTCAATCCATCCCTTTGGAATTACAACCTCAACCTCAATGCGTACGGACGCTGTACAGCCTCTGCTTGTCTTTGACACAGAGCATATGCGTGAGGTACTCCAGCGGCTCCGTAAAGGGACCGAGACGCATCAATGGAGTGTTTGTAGCCTACCCGCTCCGCTCGACGCTGAAGGGGCTTTTGCGAGCGATTCTGATACCTATTGGAAGCACTTGGACAGCCATCTTCTCAAGCCAACGGCTAACCGCTCCGGTAGGATTAAACATCTATGGTTCAAGCGAAACACTCGTTGGCCGGACCATTTGCATGACTGTGAAATCATGCAGTTGGCGATGGTTATGTTGTGGGGAGACCTAACTTCCAGTACCTCGGAAAATTCTAGTGGTTGACAAACTTGCGGCTCTGTTGATAGTCCGCGCAAGTGTTCACTTACACGGTAGCAACAAAGCGGAGTTACTTGCGTACGACCTACGCGAGCAAAGCCGCTTTGACATTGCTTGAGGCTTTAACGGCAAAGCTGACTGTTTCCGCTAACTCAATGGAGAGCGGGAATGTGGTCCGCAGTACTTCTAGCTCTGACGTTTCCGTTGAGTTCGCTGAACCCGGTAAAGGGACCGCAGCACCAATTGAGATGCTCCAAATGTGGGAGTCTCTGCTAACCGATTACGATTACTCGGTTACACTTTTGGCTGGTGATGGGATCGCTAGTCCCACCGATCTTCAGATCTACAACAAGATGCTGACCGCCGTTCTGGTTTCAACCACTCGGTATTATGGGGATTTCACGCAATTCCGTCGTGAAGCCACAACCCGAATGAGCTAATGGGCTTTCTTCAAAACATAGCGAACAAGCTGTTTCCCGCTCCCGTTAACAAATACGAAGGAGCCGGTCAGTCATTGCGTCGTTCGTATCTCGATACGTCTTACACTTCCGCGCGGTTTGACGTTACCAGTTCGACCCGTCAAGCCATCGTTCGCAAGTCTCGCTTTTTTGAGCAAAACAACGCTGTTCTAAATAGGCTTGGCGACTTGTTTGAGTCCTACACTGTTGGCTCCAGCTTCTCGGTTCAACCAGCCTCCAGCGACTCCGCTTGGAATCTCAAAGCAAAGAAGTGGTTTGATGTCTGGAGCCGTTATCCCGATATCGGTTCTCGTCAGTCGTTCAGCACTCTAATGGGGCAAGCCGCTCGCGGTTGGTTCTACGATGGTGAATCATTCTTGCTGCTCACCAAAGGTGACACCGGCAAACCTCGATTGCAGCTTATTGAGGCTCAGTCCATTGCGACTCCGGCAGGGATGCAAGCAGACGAGACCGTGTTTGACGGTATCCGGTTTGATCCTCGTACCGGACGAGCGATATCCTACTTTATTGGATCGGAAAAAACTCAGGGTAACCTGACTGATGTTCGCTCCATTCCTTCTGACTCTGTTGTCCATATCTACGAGCCGAATCGTCCCGGTCAACTTAGAGGTCTTCCGTTTGTCTCCGCAGTTATCAACGATCTCCACGATCTCGATGATCTGCAAAAGCTGGAGATGGAAGCTTGCAAGCTTGGCGCGTCTGTCGCTCAGATTGTTAAGACTGACGCTGGCGAAGTCCAAGCCAGCAACCTCCGCGCTGGTACTGCTGGAGCAAGCGTAAACACCGCCGAGAATTACTACGAACAGGTCTTTGGATCTGGCGTAAAGGTAATGAAGAACGGTGACAGTTTTGAGCAGTTCGCGACCGAGCGTCCCGGTGTCAATATGCGCGAGTACTGGCGACAACTGACCGAGAAAGTCTGCGCTGGTGTTGGTATCCCTTACGTTTTGGTTTACCCAGAGTCAATGCAGGGGACTGTTTATCGCGGTGCGTTAGATATGTCATCTGTATGGTTCCGCTCTCGCCATCAGGTCATGGCATCAGCGGCTCGTCGTATTTACGAGTACGCGATGGAGTACGCGATCAAGAACGATCCTACACTAAACGACGCTCCTAGCGATTGGTACGAAGTCTCAATTACCGCTCCGCGCTCCCCGAATGTTGACGTTGGCCGTAATTCTGCGGCTCAATTGGCAGAGCTAGAGGCTGGCGTTGTTACCTTTGATGAGGTCTACGGAGCGCGTGGTCTCGACTGGCGTTCTGCTTTAGAGTCAAAAGCTCAACAAGCTTTGTTTGTACGTCAACTCGCTGCGAAATACGGAGTCGATGTATCTGAGATTTCGGTGATTCAGAAAGAGCGTCCCGCAACTAGTGTTGCAACTGCTATTGACATTGAAGACGATTCTTCTGAATCTCCGTCCCCAGTCGCTCCGTCAGAAGGTGGGTCGCAACCTGTTGTTGTAGAGCAGGAAGAGATTACCGCCACCGTAAAGAAGACTCGGAAACCAAAAGCCAAGAAAACCGAATGAGTTTTACCAAGAAGTCAGATTGGCTTTACTTCGCTCCGGCAAACGCTGCCGGTGATCCTGCTACCGTTCAGATCTTCGACCAGATTGGCGAAGACTGGTACGGCGGTTCCGGTCTATCTGCAAAACAGTTTTCCGATGTTCTCAACGAGATTGGCAATGGTCCGCTGCTTGTAGAGATCAACTCTCCCGGCGGTAATGTCTGGGATGGTTTGTCGATCTACAACCAGTTGCGCGGTCGCAAAGCACCAGTGACCACTCGCGTTGTGGGTATCGCTGCTTCTATTGCGTCAATTATCGCTCTTGCCGGTGATCGCGTAGAGATGGCTGACGCTGCTCTGATGATGATCCACGACCCGTCTGGAATGGCTTCTGGTACGAGCGAGGATATGCGGAAGATGGCTGAGGCTCTTGATCAACACGCTGAGGTGCTTGTTGGAGTGTACAATAAGAAGACTGGTCGCTCCGCTGAGTCTATCCGCGCTGCAATGAAAGCGGAAACTTGGTTTACCACCGCTGAGGCTCTCGCTTTTGGTCTTGTAGACAAACCCATCAAGCAGTTGGCTATGGCCGCTAAATGGCATCCTCGCGCTGTTACCAAGACTGCTCCTGAGACTGTCAAAAATAACCTCCGTAGAGGTCTTGAGCAATACGATGAAGGTCTCGCTGGTGATGGTCTAGAACCAGCAACTGTCACCGATGCTAAATCTTTGGTCGCAGGAGAGGCTCCTACCGAAAACAAGATCCGCAAAGCTAACGCTTGGTGGGGACGCAACGACCGATTCTTGGAAGCAGAACCTAATACTCCTGCGGACGTAGCAGCTAACCTCTGGGGAGGTGCTGCTGGACGCGATTGGTTCTCCGCACTCTTTGCTCAACTAGAAGAGCCGTCTGATACCAATACAGACAAAACACTTTCGACTGATGGCGAAAAAACCATCAACGATTCTGGCGTGGACTCCACGCCGCAACCAACACAACAACCCGACACAAATATGTCCGATACTGCTACTACTGTGACGGCTGCGGCTGCTCCTGCCGCTCCCGTTGATCTCACTGCGATTCTCGCGAAGCTTTCCGCTCTGGAAGCTTCGATTAAGTCGCCCACCGCCGCCCCCGCTCCTGATCCGGTTCGCCCCGTGATTGTGAACTTGGGTAACCCGCTGCTGGAGAAGCACAAGAGCCTCCGCGCTGGTGCAGAGCGTCAGCGTTTCCTGATTGAG